TCGTCTCTCCCATCTCTTTTATACCATTATATCATTTTTAGATAAAATAGACAAAGGGACAATCTTATTTCAAAAATCAAAACGCTTATGTGTCCTTCTTCCCACATAAGATAATGGTCGTCACTTCGACAAGAGAAAAAACCGATGATTTTTCAATCAACGGTTCTTCTTATTATCTTAGATTAACGTACTGTACGGATGTGTCTCGCTATTCGCCTAAAAAGATAGAATAGCGTTAAAACGCATTAAATAAGCGTATAAAGAGATAAAACTATCTATATTTTTTGTCATAAAAATACAAAAGTTTTAAACTTATGCCCCCTTTTTGCCCCTTGAAGCAAATAAAAAAGCCCCGACCAATCGGCCGAGGCAGTGTCTTATAAAGGAGCGGACTCCTTGTAAGTCTTTCTTTTTGTGTTTTTGTATTTAATTTTAAGAAAAATTGCAATCAATTACTCATAATAATTGACAAGGTCGTCCTTATCCCAGGTTGACAGCCAAACTGTGCCAAACTGACCGAACTCGAACTTGCGGAAGTAGTATCCAGCATAGTAGCCGCCGTCGCCCGTGTCAGCGATATGCGCTTCATCGATTTCAAAGCTAAAGAACATGCCTGCTTTGAAATCTTTATCTTCGCCGTCCGGAACATTGTTACCGTCTTTGTCGACCCAGTTGACAAGAGATACTGGAATCCCGTTCTCTGTCCAGTCGAATCCCACAGGGCACAAGTAATCACATTTGATTTGCCAGATGCCGTTCACGAATGCAACTTCATTAGCTTCGTAGTAGGCTTTGCTGTGGGGCTGACGAGTAGGAGTAGGATTAGCAGTAGCAGGCTGATTTGTTCCTCCTACATAGCGCCAAACTTCGATGTATGCAGGACGATTCCAGTTGTAGTAGTCATCCCACGGATAAGTGTTGATAGCACCTCCAGGAGCTCCTTGAGTAGAATAGTCACAGCTAATGAAGTTGACGCTATCTAACATAGCTCCTACATGTCCGCCAGCTCCGCCTGAGCTTGACATGTCAGCTCCCCATGACATTAGAATGATGTCATTTCGTTGAGCATCCCAATCAGAGTTAATGCTAATACGAGCCCATCCTACTCGAGCAAGCTGAGCCCCCAGCGTTACGGTGGACGGCAGACCATGAATGTCAAATCCGTTATCCTTGAGAGCCTGTGAAATAGTGCCGGAACAGTCGCCTGTCCCGTCAGCTCCATTTCGACTCCCGGTCATTGAATAAGTAATAGCTCCGCGACGAGCTTCAAACCAACTTGCAACATCTGCCATTTATTCTTCCTCCTTCAGTTCAGAAAGGTTCATTAGTACACAAGTAAACCCTGCAAGCAGCACAGTAGAGCCTACGATAGTCCAATTTACTTCAGTAAGTAGAGCAGACGAGCCAATGACACCAAGCGCTGCTTGAGCCATAGTCTTGATTACTTTGATAGCGAGTTTTTTTGCAAATTTGTTCATGATTTAACTTCCTTTCTTTTCGATCATGATTTTGAGTTCTTTGACATCTTCTGTCAAATTCTTGATTTGCTCTGTCATAGCGACAAGAGCTTGGTTCTGCTTGTCGTGGTCGTCCAAGCGCCGAGTGTGGTCTTTCGTCTGCTGCTCCAAGAAGCCTAAGCGCAATTCCAATGAGTTGATTTTGGTTGCTTGCTCAATGCTTTTAGCACGCAGAACATTGTAAAAACCGTAGACAGTGATGATAAATCCGCCCACGGTCATTAAAAGCTGGTACTCTGGTTTCAAATAATAATCACCCCCTTTCTAGCTAATTACTGATGTTTGGCAGCACGATAGTCCATGCACCAGATTTGAGCATATCTTCCGCAGACTGGCCAGTGTAGTTGTAACCAGTGGCGCCAGTGTATTTGACAATCGTCCGATTTCCTTGCTGCCACTTCGGATTAGTCGTGTATGGATAATTGATAGTGACGAATGTAGGCCCTGTGTATCGTTTTCCGTTGACGGGTGCATCAATTTTCTGCGCTAACGCTGTGTAGCTATTGATGTCCAGACCACCAGAAATGCCAAGAGCGATATAAGTGACAAGCTCGAGCAGTTCTTTCAGCTCTGCACGTTGCAGAGTAGCTTCTTGCTCTTTCTTGTCTGCTTCCTGGAATTTCTTCTTGATTTCCTCGTCCTGCTCTTTCTTGGCACGGTCTGGGAAATTCTCTTGATAGACCACTTCAAGAGCTTTCTTTTCCAGTTCCTCGACTGGTAGGTCGATAGCTTCTTTTGGAAGCAATACTGGATAAAAAGCGCCCTCTGCATTCGTTAGAATGACATGAGTACCCTCTACTTCGTTGTTGGACGAAGAGTAAATCCAACTCTTGCGATTAAATTGTAATTTAGACATGTGTCTCCTTTTCTTTGATTAAATAGACCAGTTAATCTGTGTGCCGATGTATTTGTCGTTAGTTGCAAGCAAGGTCATACCTCCGTCAGGGTTTATCTGTAAATGCCTGTCGTTGCTTGATCCACCCTCAAAAACCGGCACATTTAACATGGCGGCGTTGCCTTGAATGGGGGTTAGTTCGCTTGGTATACGTCCAAGACTGACATTTCCTGTGATGTCTCTTATCTCAATCCTAAGCGAAACGATATCTCCCTGACGCTTATAGTACACGCCGTTGACGCCCGTAGAAGTCCATTCAGTGCGTTTTAGGTTGGCGTGGTCACTCCTTGCATTGGTTGACCATGCGCTCCACTTACCGGCTAGCAAGACACGTTTAGCTGGCTCTGCTGTCGCTATGGACGGAAAGAACATCTGAAAGCACTCATTGTTACTGTTGAGCACTAACAGCCAGCCGTATTGACGAGCTGGATTGTTGTTTTCCGTTCCGTTTTTGAAATAGACACCAGTCGTCCGTTCCTGGTCAAAGTCTTTCCCATAAGCGTAGATGGCGGTGCCGTTCTTCTGCGTCAAAGCATGCATCTGGATAAGCTTATCATTCGCATAGATGTCGCCTTTGACATCAAGCGCCCCACGTTCCCAAATTTTGTTAATACCAACACCAAACTGACTATAGGATATGACTACACCCTCTGTCGTGATGATGGCTGCAAATTCGGTGCTTGTATAACGGTCTTCCAGCTTTCCTACGACTTCCCAAGTCTTATTGGCCGGATACTGACCAGATAGGTTTGCTGGGCTGTTGACAAGTTCTGATATGCTCGTCCAAGAGCCGGCGGCAGGGCCAGTGTCTGATGTGTAGTTCTTATCTGCAAGAGGCTTGACCTTAAATGTCAGAGTCATCTTGTTCTTTTGCGATCCATTGACCACGAGAGGGGCTACTTTTGCCGCCCGTGTAATCGTCAATGTTCCACCGTTTAAACCGGTTCTTGCGACATCGAATTTTAAAATCGGCGGGAAGTAGTCAAGAATGGTTACTGTGCGCTCTATCGCATTGCTTGTCCGCCCTCGGCTATCTGTTACTCTTGCTCTGACGACAACTTGACCGTCATAATTCATCAGCCCCAGGCCGCCGCC